TGAGTTTATCTACATAAAAAACCCCCGGGCCCTCAGAACCAAAGCAACTATCCAACTCAGCCGGAGAGTTCCCCACCTCATTCTTGCTTGCGGAACACCCATTGAGAAGAACCCTGCTGAGTTCTACCCCGCACTCAATCTGGTAGCATCGGGTGAGTTCAATTCCTTCTGGAAGTATGCTTTCAGATACTGTGACCCCAAGCCTGGGTTCCGGGGGAGAGGATGGGACTTCAGCGGCAATTCCAACCTTGAAGAACTCCATGAGCGGGTTGCCCCATTCATGATACGCCGGATGAAAGTAGACGTGGCTAAGGAATTGCCACCCAAAATCAGAACTGTCCTACCTGTATGTATTTCCAACCGCAAGGAGTATAAAGAGGCTGAGGAAAATTTCCTGAAATGGATGGAAGAAAAATATGGTGAGGAAGCCTCCCTAAGAGCCGCTGGTGCTGTGGGGCTTGTCAAACTTGGGGTCCTGAAACGCATCGCCGCTGAAGGTAAAATTCCAACCATACAATCATGGGTTCAGGATTTCTTATCCAACACTGACGAAAAGCTAATTATATTCTGTGTCCACCACCCAATGAGGGATACTCTACGCTCTGCCTTTCCACATCATGCTACCATCGGAGGAGATACCCCTTCACACAAACGTCCTGCTGAAGTAGATAAATTTCAACATGACCCAAAATGCCGGGTATTCATAGGACAGCTAAGAGCTTCCGGGATGGGGTTGGATGGGCTTCACAAGGCTTCCTCTACCATTCTATTCACTGAGTTGGGATGGAACCCATCAGAACACGAACAAGCAGAGGATAGGGCATTACGCATAGGGCAGACAGCCTCCTCCATCAACGTGTACTACATGGTGGGGAAGGATACCATTGAGGAAAAGGTGCTGGAACTAATCCAGGGGAAATACGATATATGTAGTAGGATTCTAAACGGAGAGATGCTGAACATAAACCTATTTGATAGGAGGGTAAATCCAGATGGCTTACAAACTGCAATCCCGGCAGACAGAACGAAAAAGTAACCCCAAAAAGTGTGCCCTGTTGATTTGGGGTATTCCCCGACGTCTCAAGGCACAGTTCAAGTCTGTCTGTGCCCTGCGAAGAATACATATGAAAACGGTCGTCATCAACTGTATGAAAGATATGGTATCCGGTAGGATGTAATATGTTTGACATCCGTTCCTTCTGCCAGGACCATAGCATCCCCATTATTGACGGGGGACACCACCACAGCCATCAAGGCTGGTTGCAAACCCATTGCCCATTTTGCACCAATGGGACTTACGGCTGGCATCTGGGCTTCAACACTGACAAGGGAAACTTCAACTGTTGGAGATGCGGAAGTCATAAGGTCTGGGATGTGCTTATTCAGCTATTAGGAAGCAAAGAGGAAGCCTACAAAACCCTTCAGAAATATCAAACAGAAGGTATCCACCAAACCCAAACCCCATCTCCCCGGAAGAAAACCTTGTGGAAGCCTCCGGGACTGTGCCCAATGTCCTTCCAACACAAGAAGTATCTCTCTAGCCGGGGGTTTGACCCGGAACAGCTGGAGGAAGAATGGGATTTGATGGGGACACAGCACCTGAGTGGAGAATGGAATTGGCGCATTGTATTCCCCATCTGTGATAAGGACGGGTCCCCAGAGGCTTACTGCGGAAGGTCAATTGGGAAGGACGTAAAGCCTAAATACAAAATGTCCAACAATGAAGACACTCTTGTGAACCCCAAACAGCTGTTGTACGGAATTCAACACGCTCAGGACTTTGTAGTGATTGTGGAAGGTCCGGCTGATGTGTGGAGATTAGGATATGGAGCCGTGGCCACATTAGGGATAGACTGGAAAACAGAACAGGCTAACATCCTCAAACAATTCCCCCGCCGTTTTGTGATGTTTGACCCGGAGCCGGAAGCCCAGAGGCAGGCCCATAAGTTAGCTGACTGGCTAAGTGTGTACAAAGGCTCTACAGAAATCATATCAGACTTGACAACGGACCCTGGTGGGCTTCCCTTTAGGGAAGCCAACCAAATAATGGAGGAGATACGTAATGGACGTTGAAAAACATGAGAAGCAATTCCGTGGAGTGTGGATGTCCCCGGAGGTTGTTGAAATGGTGGAGGATGGGGAGATAAGCTGTAAGGAGGCTATCCTATTGATGGTCATCGACAGCCTAACCAAACACAAAGGAAAAGCCTGTTTTGCCTCCAATGAATATCTGGGAAGCCATATCCAATCAAAGGAGTGGCAAGTAGGAAACATGATAAAGCACCTTAAAAAACTGGGAAAGCTAAAACAAACAGGATTTGATGGACGTAGAAGATTTTTAGCAACAATTTGGAATACTTCTCACGAGGCAGTGTCGTGGAAAATCACGAGGCAGTGTCGTGGAAAATCACGAGGCAGTGTCGTGGAAAATCACGAGGCTCTTCTTAGTAGTAAAGAAGTTAGTAGTAAAGAAATTAAAGAATCTATATCCGCATCAAAAAACCCTGATGCGGATGGCATGAACATTTCTAAGAAAAAAAGGGGATGGAAATCTCATCCTCGTTGGATGGAATATGCCACCTTATTAAAAGGGGCCATCGGGTCGGTAAGAAAAGTCAACAAGACATCAGATACATGGAGATGGGCGGAAGCCCTATCCAAACTCCAGTCTGTCGATTCTTATTCACCACGCCGAATCCGCACGGTGCTGAAGTGGTACTGTCGTCAGCTTCAGAAAGGGGACTTGATAAAGGACAATTCCAGTTTCATTCCAATAGCTTATTCGGGTGCCAATTTCCGGGAGAAGTTTTTGCATATAGAAGATGCCATAAAAAGATTATCAAAGAGTGAGGTGGAAAGAGGTCCCCGCATCCGGGTTGTGAGAGAGGAAGATGAATGAAGCGGCAGAAGATTGACAACCAAGTTGAACGCAGACTGCTCACAGCTCTGATAACCTCTGATGAGTTTCTGAGTCAGGCTGTTGCAGTGATGGACTTAAAATTGATAGACACCCCCCATGTGAAGAGGATTGCTCAGTGGTGCACAGAATACTTCCAACAATACCGGCGTGCCCCACAGAAGGACATTCAAACCATCTACTACTCATGGGTGGAAGGTAAGGAGGACAGCCCAGAGGCAGAATCAATCCGGGAGTTGTTAGAGGATTTGTCAGATGTCTATAATGACAAAGACCCACTCAATGTGCCTTATCTTGTGGACAGCCTCCGTTGTTATCTGGAAAGGAAGACACTCCAGAAACTTTATGAAAATGTAGACATAGCCTTGTCAAGGGGGAACGAGGAGGAGGCCAAGAAACACATTCTAAGCTACCACCCTGTGGAAATCACAACTGGGTCAGGTATTGACCCATTCAGGCAGGAAGATGTGTGGGATAGGGCTTTCTCAGTGTCCTCTCAGCCACTTATGGAGTTCCCTGGTGACATTGGCAAGTTTCTGAACCATTCTCTTATCCGGGATGGCTTGATTGGCATACAGGGACCTGAGAAGCGGGGCAAGACGTGGTGGTGTATTGAATTTGTTGTAAGGGCTTTGAAAGCACGCCGGAAGGTAGCCTTTTTCCAAGTGGGTGACTTGTCTGAACACCAGGTAATGATACGTCTGGGAATGTACTTTGCTGAACGTCCAAGCCGGGATGACCAGTGTGGGGTCATCAACGTACCTCTGGAGATATTAAAACCGGAATACAAGAAAGGTCAGGAGGATGATAAACCAGAGGAAACAGCGGCACTTACAGTCAGAACCCGTTCACGGACATTCACCAAACCTCTTACTAGACAGGCATGTATAAAGGCTTGTAAGAAACTTATGAGGGCTTGTGGGTTGAGCCCAAACAAATCCTATCTCAAGGTGTCCATCCACTCCAATTCCTCCATCAACGTCCTTGGAATACGTTCCATTTTGGACAGATGGGAAATGCTGGAGGGGTTCATCCCAGATGTAATTGTGGTAGATTATGCAGACATCTTAGCTCCGGAGGACCCTTGCCAAGCCGTCCGTGACCAAGTAAATGACACATGGAAGGCTTTGAGAAGGTTGAGTCAGGATAGGCACTGTCTGATTATTGTTCCCACCCAAGCCAACCGAGAAAGCTATGATGCAAGAATTCAACAGATGAAACATTCCTCTGAGGATAAACGTAAACTGGCTCATGTTACCGGGATGTTAGGATTGAACCAGACGGAGGAGGAGAAGGAAGTTGGAGTAATGAGACTGAACTGGATTGTGTTGCGGGAAAATCCTTTCAATGTAAGACAGTGCTTGTGGGTGGGTCAGTGTCTACCCATAGGCCGAGCTTTCTACTGTGCCACCTTATAGGAGTTGAATCATGGCAGAAGATAAGAGCAAACTTGAACCCGAACGGAAATGGGTTAGGGATTATACTGTTTTTGTTTGTATAGGATGCAAGAAGGAGTTTCCAAGGGAACCGGATTGGTTGGAACATATTCAACATTGTGAGAAGCACCCTATGCATGCAAAGGAGTTAGTGATTGTTCATTTGCAGGGGGAGATAGAACAGTTGAGAAAGGAAAATCAGAGACTTGAAAAAGAAATTCTAAAATAGTTTTCAAAGTTAATTGAAGAACATCCGATATATAAATAGATAAGGAATTCAACCAACCCTTTTAGGAGGATGAAAGATGGATGTGAAAAGAGAAGTAGTTGTAGCGTTGCTGGAAAAGTTGGGGGCACCCCACACCACCAGGATTTCCATGGACAGGGCGGTCCAGAAGCTGAAGCGGTACGTCGGGAAGCACGGAATGCCTACCACCTTAACCGTGATGGAGAAAGCCGTGGTGGATGCTGTATTCAGCGCCAAGTCTGCTCCGGCTCTGGCTTCCACCAAGGAGAAGAAGGCACCCAAACCCAAGGCTGAGAAGGCCGCCAAGACTGCCAAGGTTCCAGTTGTGGACTGGATGACCTCTTCTGCACGGGCCATTCAGAAGAGTCAGACAGTGAAGGAAGCTGAAGAGAAAGCACTCAAGATTTACCTTGACAACGGTGGGCGGAAGGTAACCAACGTTGAAAACAATGCCAAGAACAACGTCAGCCGTGCTCTCCGGGTGTTGGTGGCCTACAAGATTGTCACCGTCGATGACAGTGGCAAAATCACAGTCTAAGAGTTACCAAGCGGCAATTGGAGTGAGAGGGGACTGTGCGTATTGTCCTCTCCCACTTTCTATTGATTCCTACTGGAATTGCCTAACAGACTGCCACCACTGTGTATTCAGGAGGCTAAACAGGACATGGGGAACAGATTTACGTCCAGCTGACCCGGAAGATGTGAAAAGAAAGCTATTCAATGGGGTGAGAAACAAAGAGCCTAAAAGTAGTTTGGCTTGGGCTTTGTATCACAAGAAAACAATCCGGCTTGGCAACAAGACTGACCCATATCAAGATGCCGAGCGTGAGTTTTATATATCCCGGAAAATCCAGCAAGCTTTCATATGTCTCAAGTGGACATATGTTATTCAAACCCGATTCCTATCCAATCTGGAGTTGGATGAACCTTTTGTGTGGGATGCCAACTTCCATCATCTCATTCAGGTGATGCCAGTGATTTCTCCCGGAGCCGAGAAGGATTGGGAGATATTGGAAAGGCAACGTACTACCCCTATCCCTCAGCGGCTGAAAATTATTCGCCATTGGATTAGACATG